AGAAAATATGTTGGACGAGTATACGACAGATGAGTACAGTGTAAATGAAACGGATATACCCGAAAAACCTTTTAAATTTGACGAAGGGACATTTATGTGTCCAAACTGTGGTTATATTGTCTGCAATGACGATACTAGGTGTGATAATTGTATGCAAGTTTTGGATTGGGAGGACTAAAAATGTTAGTACCAAAAGTACCGGCAAAGGAATTTGTGAAATACGGGTTTAAAAAATGTAAAGGAGCTAAAGACTGTGAATGTTATTATCTATGTGTTGCCAGAGGTTGTAAAGTTATTTTTATTACCGATGTGTTTCTTAATGTTGCAAACTGGCAAGATAACGACAAACGAATACATAAACACCCTAATTGCCGATATAGGGATATGCGTAGCTACCTTGATATAATATATGAATTAATTAAGGCTGATATGTTAAAAAGTGAGTGGGATTAAAAAGTTGGAGGTAATGAGAATGAATGAATTAGAAAAAATGTTAGATGATGTTGGGCGTTTATCTGAAGGTTGCGTTATATTTAGTGCTGCTAAAAACGCAGAAGGAAAATTGGAGAACTCTATTCAGATAAAAATTCCCAAAGAAGCTAAAAGTCTAAAAGGATTTTTAGATGGAAATTTTACAGTGTTGGCGACACTTAATAAGTTTTTACTAGAGCAGGAAATATTAGATTTTGAAGAATTGAAAGAGCTGTATTCTGTATCTTTAATGACAGCTGGCTATGCTATACAGGAGGGTATAGATGTAAGGGATGTTATTGCTAAAAGTGAAGGAGGAAGAAAATGAAAGTTGATTGCGGATATACTGAAAATTATTTGAAAGAATTAAAAAGAATGTGTGAAGAGAATGGTTCTTATTGTTTAAAATGCGGATTTTATCTTAACAAAAATGAAAATATTACTTGCAGGATATTTCAAATGAACCACCCCGACAAGGCGATAAAAATTGTTCAGGAATGGAGCAACGAAAATCCTAAGGAAACAAGGGCAGAGCATTTTCTAAAAATGCACCCTAATGCTCGAAGGCACAATAACGGGTATCCTAGTGCTTGTGTTAATGATTTGAACAAGGAAGTTTCGTGTGAAGAATGCTTAAATGGTTGCAAAGAGTGTTGGAATAAGCCATATATGATAGGCGAATTTTAAATTGAACCTGTCGGAAATTCCGACAGGCTCAAAGAAAAAAGGGTGATTTAAAATCACTCTTTTTTTATGCAATAAAAGGGGCTAAAGGGGATTTTAGGTGTGGAGTTTTGTAGTGGAGATATGCTGTACAATATAAGTATGTTGAATGCAAATTTGACAAGGACGGTTTAAAATGGACATTTGGTCTTTGCCTCCGAATATTTTGTTTGTTAGAGTAAATAAATCCTTGAGTGAAATTGAACCCCTACAGCACCGTCCCTGTAGGGCGTTTAAGGATAAGGAGGAATACAAATGGCTACGAACAGAGCCGAATATATGAAAAATTATATGCGAAACTATCGAAAAAAAGATAAAACCCAAAAGGCTGAAAAAACTAAGAAAATTGAAATTGATTTTACTAAGAATAGTTTTAACAAAGATAATTTTGAAAAAGCCTATTGGGATAAATTAGCTGATGAAAGTCAAAAAAATATATATTTTTGCATAATAGATACAGCAGTCCTGATAGAAAGAGCGAAGGCAGAAATAGAAAGATATGGTGCATATTTCGCAGGCAGTACAGGTGGCAGAAAAGTAAATCCAGCACAAAAGGAATTTAGAGAAAGTACAAAATTGTTTTGCACTCTTTTAACACAGCTGGATTTATCTATAAGTGGTGACAGTATACAAGATGCAAGTAATTGGCTAGACGAAGATGAAGTATAAAAGAATTACGGATTTTGGGTTTAAGTCTAACGAGGAAGTCACTACAGAAAACCTAGACAAACTATTAGAAATACAAAAATCTATATGGGAAGACGAAAAATATTATTTTGATGAAAAAGAGTTTCGCAGAATATATAAGTTTAGTCGCAAGCTGACCCCTGACAAGGGTAAGCGAAACGGTAAACTGGCTTTATTGATATTTCAATTTAATATAATTACGGATATTTTATGTGTAAAGAAAAAGGCTGATAAATTAAGGCGATTTAATGAAGTACACATAAATATACCGAGAAAAAATGGAAAAAGTTTCATTATCGGCTTCATAATGGATTATTTATTTTTTTTCCACTGTGAACAGGGTAGTGAATTTATTATTGTTGCAAATACAAGAGAACAGGCTACACTATTGTACAATCAAGCCTTGCATTTTGTAAGAGAAACACCTTTAAAAGGCTGTTGCAAGATTACTGATAGTAAAAAGGTTGTATACAATCCTAGTACTAACAGTTATATGCGTGTAATAAGTTCGGACAGTTCGAAAGCAGATAGTTTCGCCGATGCTGTTTTCTGTATGGACGAAATACACGAATGTAAACAGCCACAAATGTTCGACAAGTTGATAACCGGGCAGGGCATTTTCGATGAGCCATTAGGCGTCACAATAACTACGGCAAGCAGTGGTGACGACCCTAGAAATTTGGAAGTGACAAAATATAAGTATGCTAAGGCTATGGAAAAAGGGGAAGTTGAAGATGACAATTTCTACTATGCTATATACGAGGCTGACGAAGGTTGTGCTATAGACGATAGGGAACAGTGGTACAAAGCAAATCCAGCACTAGGCAAGTTTAGAAAAATTGGTGATATTGAAAGACTTTGCAAACAAGCAAGTCAAAGTACGATGTTAGAACGAGCTTTTAGAAGGTTTTTTCTGAACCAACACGTCAGCAGTGAAATAGAAAACGCTATAAATATTGAGCTTTTTAAAGAAGCAATGTGCGATATAGAATATAGCAAAATTAAAGATTTACCGTCAACGGCTGGCTTAGACTTGTCAGACACGAACGATATTACAGCTTATGTTCAGTGCTTCTACGATGACGACAGAGATAAATATATTATTTACCCACATATGTTTACACCTCTAGGTACTATTACAGAAAGAGAAAAAAGGGATAAAGTGCCGTATACGCAATGGTACAAAGAGGGATATATACAGGCTTTTGAGGGCGAATACATTAATTTTAAAAAAGTGCATCAATACTTAATAGCACACAAAGAAAATACTAGCTTATTGGCTTTCGACCGTTGGGGTGCTGCTGCAACAATATCTGCGTTGGATGAGGATTTTGTTGTTTTCGGACACGGACAAGGGTATAGAGATATGTCGCCGGCGATAAAACAGTTTAGTGAGCTGTTAATGGACGGCAAATTAGAAATTGCTAAAAATCCTTGTTTGCTGTGGCAGGCGAAGAATGTAACAGCTGTTATGGACGATGCAGGCAATATAAAATACAGCAAGCAAAAAAGCAAATACAAAATAGATGGTATTATTGCTTTGGTAATGTCTATAACTGCTATGTTTAGTACCTATGGCGATTATGATGTAAATAAAAGTGTTGAAGAATTTTTAAGCAAAGATTGGAAGATGTAAAAATGCGAGAAATAAACTTAAAAGAAATACGAGCAGAAACAACTAAAAAACAAGGCTACAGCATATCGGAGGTCAACACCTTTTTTGACACAATGTCTAGTTACAGTGTAGGCAGAGATATATCTTTAGTAATTTATTTTATATGCCTAAAAACTTTAAGTGAAGCACTGGGCAAATTAAAAAATAGATTGTGCAGAAAGACAGAAGATGGTGTAGAAGAAGTCACTGACAGCAAGTTAAATGAGCTTATAAACATAAGACCAAATCCTTATATGACTGCCAGTATGTTTTATTCTACAGTAGAGTACCACCGTAATCATTATGGGAATGCGTATGTGTACTGTAGGCGAGATATGTTAGGACAGCCCGTTGACCTATGGATATTGCATCCGGAGCACGTTTCTATTCTTATAGACAACAAGGGTTGGTTTGAAAGTGAAAACGCTATATGGATTAGGTATACGGATATTAAAACTGCTGAAACATACCTATACCCTTATAGTGATGTTTGCCATTACAGGACAAGTCTTTTGTCTAGTGATGGTATAAGTGGTTTGCCTATAAGAGATATTTTAAGGTCTACTATAGACCTAGCGAAACAAAGCCAAAGTATGCAACAGGAAGTATATAAAAATGGCGTTACCGGTAAGGCTGTTTTAGAATATACAGGGGATTTAAACGAGAATTTAAGAAATTCTTTAGCGAAGAAAGTTGAGGAGTTGGCTAGTGGTGCTAAAAATTACGGAAAGATTGTTCCAATTCCTTTAGGAATGAAATTAACACCGTTGAATGTCAGCTTGTCTGACTTACAGTTCTTAGATATTAGAAAGTACACAAATTTACAAATTGCAGCTGCTTTTGGTTTAAAGCCTAATCAGATTAACGATTACGGAAAAAGTAGTTATAACAATTCTGAAAGTCAGAACATAAGTTTCTATGTAGATACATTGCTGTACATATTGCAACAGTACGAGCAAGAAGAAACCTATAAACTGCTTTCTGAAAAAGACAGGAAAGATGGCTATTTTATAAAAAGAAATATTAAGGGTATCTTTAGAACAGATACAAAACAGCAAATAGAGAGCTTACGAACTGCAGTTTCAAACGGCATACAAACAGTGAACGAGGCACGAGCAGAATTAGATTTACCTAAGAAAGCCGGTGGCGATAGAATCATTGTAAACGGTACATATATCGGTCTTGAAGATGTGGGTAAGCAATATCAAATAGCCGCGAAAGAGGGTGATTAAGTGAGAAATTATATGTTTGGTGTAGGGAGCATAGTTGAAGTCAACACGGAAAACAGAGAAAAAACGGTGATGATTATAGGACAATGCCCTACAGACAACGATTTGACATACGACTACGCTGGGGTAATGTACCCAGAGGGTATGGTACGTGAAAACATTGTTCTTTTCAATCATAGAGATATTGTGAATGTGGTGAAAGATGGTGAGATAGAATGTACTTAAAAGAAGTATTTAATTCGGCAAGTATACAGGAGAATGAGGCAGATATATATTTCTATGGGGATATTATTGCTGATGAAGGCTATAGTTGGGGCGAAGATGATGTTTATCCTAGCTTTGTTGCTAAATTCTTAAAAGATGTGGAAGACAAAACTTTAAATGTACATATAAACAGTGCCGGTGGCAATGTGTTTGCTGGTTTTGCAATATACAATATGTTAAAGCAGAGAAAAGCTAAAACTGTTGTATATGTGGAAGGCTGGGCGGCGAGTATTGCTAGTGTTATAGCTATGGCTGGTGCAGAAATACACATTTATAATAATTGCTATTTAATGATACACAAGGCTTGGACTATGGCGTGTGGCAACAGTACAGAACTTGCAAAAACTGTAGCTACATTGGAGCAGTTAGATACTGCGATATTAGATATTTACAAAGGCAGAATGAATAATGCTAGTGAGGAAAATGTAGAATATTTAAAGAATTTAATTGCTAACGAATCTTTTTTAAATGCCGAGGAAGTGGCAGAATTATTCAGCAATGTTATTTTAGAAGATGCTTTAGACGTTGTCGCTTGTGCAAAAGGAGAATACACAGCAAAAATGAAATTGCCTGAAAATATAACGCTTGTTGATGTCGAAAATAAGAGTAACAATGAAAAGAAAAAGCAATTAGAATGCAAAATTAAAATTTTGAAGTTACAGGAGGAAATGAAAATATGAAAAAGTCAATGGAACTTAGAAATCAAATTGATGCAAAAATAAAAGAAGCTGAAAATTTTAACAATGCTGGGGACACAGCTAAGGCAGATGAATGTATAAAAGCTATTGAACAGTTAAAAGTTGCCCTAAAACTTGCCGAGGAACAGGAAGAGTTAGAAAAAGCAGAACCAAAAAACCCAACAGAACCGGTAGAGCCTAAGCCGACTAATAAAAATACAGCAAACTACATTGCAAAGCAGAGAAAAGAATTTAATGCACTTGTTACAGGTAGAATAGAGCCACAGAACGCAAGTTTGAATATACACAGTGATGAGGATGGTGGCTATCTTATTCCGGAAGACCAGTACAACGAAATTAAAGAGTTCAGAAGGGACTTAAACGAATTAAAGAATTATTGTACTGTATATCCAACCAAAACAAATAAGGGCAAGATGCCTATTGAAGTAGATGCAAAAGATAAGCTGTATAATTTTGACGATGACGGTACAGCTGAATTAGATGAACACAGCATTAAGTTTGGTCAGATGAGCTTTGGTTGTAAAGCTATGGGAGATATTATTCCGGTTTCTAATACACTTTTGGAGGACGAAACAGCTAAGTTATCTAGTTACATTGGCAGACGCTTTGCAAAAAAGAGTGTTCGCTCCGAAAATGCAGATATTTTAACAGCTCTTGCAAGTGCAAAAGCTGTTACACCAACAACAAATGATTACCACGACATTATAAGTGCATTAAATACGGGTATTCCGTCTGGTGTAAGAAAAGGTGCGGTAATTTTAACTAATCAAAATGGCTATAATTACCTTGATAATTTAGAAGATAAGACAGGTAGACCACTTTTAAAGGAATTAGCCGACGGTACAGGTGTTGTATTTAAGGGTAAGGAAGTTGTTGCTGTTGACAATGATGACATTGTGACAACTGGAAATAAATTAAAATTCTATGTTGGTAACATTGCTGAATATTTGGCATTTATTGACAGACAGGGTATTGTTGTTGCGACAAGCGAACACGCAGGGTTTACTAGAAATGCAACATTGATGAGAGCTATCGAAAGATATGATGTCAAAGTTGTGGATAGTAAGGCTGTTGTGGCATTAGAAATTGACACAGAAAAGGTTGCATCAGAATAAAAAAAGTAAGGAGGCTAGGCAATGGATATACAGGAAATCAAGGCATATTTAAGAATTGATGAAGGTTATACCGGAGAGGATAGCCTCCTTACAACTTTAGTTAATACGGCAGAAGAATACATATACAATGCTACAAGCAAGAAGCCGAATTACAACAACAACTTATACAAAATGGCTGTACTGTTGTATGTTGCCGACCAATACGAAAATAGAGTTGCTGTAAATAGTAATAATAAGCAAGGCTATAAATTTGGCCTTGAAAATATATTAACCCAACTTGAATTGATTGAAGATTGGGAGGTATAAAAATGGGCAGACAACGTAATTTGGCTGGAAGATTAAAAAACCTAACAGAGCTATACACAAGAGAGAAGACTGTAAACGATTATGGAGAAGACAGCTACATTTATAAATTATATTGCAGAGCGTGGGCAGAGATAATCCCACAAAGAGGCAGTGAAGAAAAAGTAGCTATTGATGTAAGGCAGAGTGTAACACATAAATTTATTATTCGTAATCATATAAAAATTACGAATGATATGTACTTTATATTTAAAGGACAGAAATACAATGTGTTGTATTATATGCCACATTATGCTGATAGGGATATTATAGAAGTTTACTGCAAGTTAGTTACGGAAGATGGTGAAAGTTATGGGATTTGAAGTCTTTGGTGTAGATGTTCTTGTGTCTGATTTTGATGTAGTAAAAAAAGCCTTTCCAAAAGAAACGGATAATTTTCTAAAAAGGGAGGGCAACAAACTTAAAAAAGCTACATTGGAAAAAAGCAGAAGACTTGTTAAAAAGAAAAAAGGCAATTATGAAAAAGGTATTAAACGAGGCAAAGTATACAAGTACAAAGGCAACAAGTGTATAAGAGTATATGGTGGTGCAAAACACGCACACTTACTGGAATACGGACACAGAGCTATTGTAAATGGTAAGGAAATAGGCTTTGTAAAAGGTAGGCAAATTTATGAAAAGGCTGCAAAAGATTATGAATCCAAATTCGAAAAGAACAGCCAAAAATTTGCTGACAAAATTATCGAGGAGTTGAACAGATAGTAATGACAATTAAAGAGTTACATAGAAGTGTTGTTGCAAGGATAAAAGAAATAGCCGGCATATCTGTTAGCGATAATGATTTATGTGAGCCTATTAGAAGACCTTGTATAAAAATATCTTCTATGTTGGACGAAATAGAGTTTATTAACAAAGACTTACTGCGTGAAAAGGTTGCTATTGATGTGTATTATTTTGCTCCAAACAAAGACAAATATCGCAAAGCAAATGCTGAAATGTCAGAACTGTTGAGCAGAGGACTTTTAGAGAAACCCATCGAAACAGGGGAAAATGAACCTATTTGTGCTGAGAATATAGACATTAGTGAACAAGACACTGTTTTAGTATGTTCTTTCTATATGAATGCTTACTTAACTAGAGATGAAAGCGAAGATGCAACAGAAAAAATGAATGAATTAAATATTAAATTAAAATAAAAAGGGGGATTGTAAATGGCAAAAAGAGGTACAACAACGATTAATTTTACTCAGCTGGCTACAACTCTTATGGAAAGAAGCGAGAGAGGTACTGTATTTCTTATTGTAAACGAAGAAACAGGCAAGGCTAAGGCTGAAAAATATACAGACAGTACACAGCTGGAAGATAGTAGCTACAGCGAAGATAATACAAAGTATATTAAAGATGCTTTAAAACAGGGAGCTTATGAGGTATATGTTTTAGCAATAGATACTACTACAAATACATTAGCAAAAGCTCTTAAAACAATAAAGACAATAAAAAAGACAGGCTATATAACTATTGCAGAAGGCACATCTGAGCAGTATGCCGACCTTGCAAGTTGGATAAAAGCACAGGAAAAGTTACATTTTACATATAAGGCTGTTGTCTTTAACGTAAAAGGACAGGACAGTATGCACATTATTAATTTTACTACTACAAAGGTAAAATTTGATGATGACAGAGGAGAAAAAGAAGGCAATGCCTTTTTACCAACCCTTACAGCTATATTGGCTAGTTGTAATGTAAATGGTGGCGTGGCTGGGCATATCTGTAGTTCTTTGAACGACTGCGAGTTAAAAGAAGATGAAGATACAGCAACAACGGCAGGCGAAATTTTCTTAACACTTGATGAGGGAAATGTTGTAATTAGTACAGCTGTAAACAGTCTTACAACATTAAATGGCAAGACTAAGACGGAAGATATGCAATACATTGAAACTGTAGAAGCAATGGATATGATTGCAGATGACATTAGAGATACTTTTAATTCCGTTTACAAGAATAAGTACAAGAACAAGTACCAAAATCAGTTACTTTTTATTGGTGCTGTTGTGGATTACTTTAGACAGTTGGCAAACATTGATGTGCTTGATAGTGAGTACAGCAATACAGCTGAAATAGATGTAGAAGAACAGCGAAACACTTGGGTCGCAAGTGGCAAGAGTGAGGCTACAGAATGGGACGACAACAAGGTTCGTTCTATGACATATAAACGAAGTATCTTTCTAAAAGGGGATATTAAAATTTTAGGCTGTATGGATAGCTTAACATTTAATATCGCTATGGTATAAGAGGTGAAAATGTATGAGATATAACAACAATGATATTCTCACAGGAACTGATGGTAGAGTGTGGGTAAATGACGAGCTTGAATATATGGTAACAAAAATAGAGTTGAAGCAGACTGGCAACTTCGAAGATGTAAAGTTAGTCGGGGACACGGCGACACACAAGAAGTTCCAAAACTGGTCAGGCGAAGGTACACTTGAAATGTTAAAAGTAGGAAGTAAGTACAACAAGTCAATTGCCGAGGCTTACAAGACAGGTATTATGCCGGATACTCACATCGACACAGCTGTCAACAAAAACTACACAGGAGAGAAAGAACACGTTAGAGTTTTAGGTGTGCAGTTTTCTGAGAATCCATTTGGGTTCGAAGGTGGAGGTAATCAGACTTTAAGTTTGTCATTTAGTTTTGATGACTTAGAATTTTTATCAGAAATTAATGGTTAATAGTAAGGAGAAAAAATATGAGTGATACAAACAAAAACAAGCCCTTAGAGGTATTATTAAGAAGAAAAGCTAAGTTAAGAGAATTGAAGAACGAAAAAAAGAAAATCACATTAAACGATGGTGTAGAGTTGATTTTTGACACTCCATCTGATGATTTACTTTGTGCTTACGCAGAAGAATACGCTAAGATAGAATCAGCAAAACCACGTCTTGAGTTCTTTAAGCGAGTGATTTATGACAACTGTGCAATGTTAAGAAGTAAAGAAGTAGCCGAAGAAGTTGGCGAAAATGCAATGGCTGAAAGTGTTGTAAGCAGTTTTCTTTCCGTACAGGAAATTATTGAAATTGGTATGGAATTGGTAGAAATTAACAAAAGTGCAGAGTACAAATCCGAAGTAATAAAAAACTAATAGAGAATGATTGGGAAATAGCACTGCTTTCCTACTATGCTTGTAGGGGAGCAGATTTAGATACTATTATTAATAGTAGCGATTTAGCAAAACTATTTTACTATCATTCAGCTATATTGCAACAAGAACAGGAAAGATTGCAGTTACGAAATGTCCTCGTTGAAATAATAAACGAAATGAGTAGAAAATAAAAAAATATGGGTAAGCAGATAAATACAATACTTACTCTAACAGACAGATTTTCGGGAAAGCTGGGAACGGCTGGGGCTAAGGCTGCAATTTTTAAAGCCCAGCTGTCTACAGCAGACAAGGCAACAAAAAAAATAAACGATGGATTTAACAAACTTGGCAAGGTAGCTGTAGCCGGTGCAGGACTTGCTACTGGTGCTATTGTTGGGCTTGGTAAATCTAGCATACAAGCCTACGGCGATTTCCAAAGCAGTATGGATGCCGTGGCTGGTACAATGGCAATCTCTAAGACATCTGATACATACAAGCAATTAGAAGCCGCCGCAAGAGATGCCGGCAAAAAGACTACAAAGACAGCTAAAGAATCAGCCGAGGCGTTAAACTATATGGCTTTAGCCGGTTGGAGCAGTCAACAGTCTATGCAAGGCTTAATGCCTATACTTAGGGCTTCAGAAGCATCAGGTGGCGACCTTGCGACGGTATCAGATTTAACTACAGACTCTTTGTCGGCTTTAGGCAAGACGGCAAAGGACAGTGAAAGATACTTAGATATTATGTCTAAAGCCCAAAGCAAGTCGAATATGACATTGCTACAGGGCGAAGAGGCAATGGTTGCCGTTGGTGGTACATTTAATACTTTTGGGACAAATATGGAAGAAGGCACAGCCTTACTTGGTGTACTTGCAAATCGTGGTATAAAAGGTGCTGAGGCAGGTAATAGCTTACAGTCTACTTTAGTAAATCTTACCAAAAAAAGTGGTGAAAGCTACAAGGCTATGTCGGCTTTGGGAATTTCTGCCTACGACAGCAGTGGTAAATTTAAGGGTGTAAGTGCCGTTCTTAAAGAGTTAAACAAAAAAACAAAAGGCTTAACAGAAGAACAGAGAAATACATATTTAACGATGATAGGTGGTAAAAATCAGCTTACTACCTTAAATGCGTTAATGCAAGGCTTAAATACTACTACAGAAGATGGCAGAATAGAATTTGATGCTTTGCAAAGTGACCTAGAAGGGTCAAATGGTGCATTAAATCAGTTGGCAACAACTATGACAAGCAACTTCGCTGGTGCATCGGCAAGAGCAAATTCAGCTATCGACGACTTAAAATTGACTATTGGTAAAAGATTAGAACCTTACTTGACTAAATTTTTAGACTGGTTTGCGAATAAATTGCCAACAGCAACAGAAAAGGTTGATGTATGGCTAGGACAGAAATTGCCAGTAGCAGTAAATACGGCTAAGAGTTGGTTCAATCAACTGTTACCTGTAGGAAAATTTTTAATAAGTCACTTTAAACAAATTGCTACAGTGGGTGTAAGCGTAGGTGCTGGCTTTAAAGCATTTACTGTACTTACATCTGTCAGCAAAACATTTATGTCAATCACAACAGCAATAAAGGGAGCAAAAACAGCTTTGACACTGGGTAAAGTTGCCAGTATGGCTTTTAATACAAGTCTTTTGGCTTGCCCGATTACTTGGATAGCTGTTGGCATTGGTGCCGCTGTAGCTGGCTTTATTACTATGTACAAGCATTCGGAACAGTTCAGGGAAGGGTGTAGCATACTGTGGGATAAAGTTAAAGGGTTTGGCAGTTTTTTAGCTGGCGAATTTGTAGGAGTTTTTAATACAGTTAAAAGTGCTTTTTCGCTATTAAGTCCATCTTTATCTTATTTAGGTGGTGCTTTTGGTAGACTGATAGTAGTTTGCCAACCGTTTTTAGACCTTTGTGGCAAGATTATAGGCTTTGGTTTACATCTCTTATTTACAAACGTAAAAATTGCTATTACAGCTGTTGGTTTAGCTTTTGCAGGGCTGTGTACTGGGTTAGGTGTTGTTATTAATTTAATAGCGACTGGGTTAAATCCGTATATGGAACTGGTTAAGTTAGGTATGGGAGCAATTAAAAATGTTGTAGGAGAGGTTAAAACAGCATTTATGAATTGGCTATCTCCAACTATAGAGAGATTTAAAAAGGTTGGCGAGTGGATAGAAAAAATCAAAAGTGCTATTAAAAATCTTAAACTACCTGAATGGCTAGGAGGCAATGGTGGAGGTGGCGAAAGTGGCACTACAAAACACAATGCTACCGGTACACAATATTATGGTGGTGGCTGGACTACGATTAACGAACACGGGGAGGAACTTGTAAATCTTCCGAGTGGAACGAAAATATATCCAGCATCAGCAAGTAAAAAAATACTAAACAACAGCAATACCCAAAACTCTACTATAATTATCAATGTTTACGGGGATAATTATGGAGATAGTGGGGAGGTTGTTGGTGATACAATTGCAAGAAAGATATTAAGAATTATACAAGGAGTGTGATAATATGCAGTCAAAAATAGACATAATGCTTAGCTGTAATAATTCGGCTGAGATTTTTAAAATTCCAATCTTGCCGGAAGAATTGCCAGCGACAGAAGTAGAATACAATAATGTCGAATTTGACACGATAGATGACACTCTTATCCTTTTATCGAAGAAAGCAACTAGACAAGATATTGAATTAAATTTTTTAATTCCAGAGTTCCCTCGTAAATATCCTTTTGCGAGGGAGTGGAATTACAACAAGCCTGAAGATTATAGCGACTGGTTAAAAAGTGTTGCAGAAAGAAAAATACCTATGCGTATTGTAATCTACAACGGTATGGATACATTGCTTAATAAAGCTGTTGCAGTAAAAAAAGTAAGTAATTACAGAAATTCACAACTAGATATGGTACTTACAGTTACATTACAGGAATATGTATTCGTGAAGGTGGTGTGATATGTTTGAACTTTTTATGAAAAATGAAAGCGACTGGATAGATATTACACAGCTTGTAGGTGGTCTCGAATGGGCAGAAAATCTTGACAATATCGGTATGACTATTAGCTTTAGCGTGCCTTGTGATGACAGCCAAAAATATCTACAAAATATAGATTTAAAGGCTGGACGAAATGTCAAACTTGTATCAGACGGAGAAGAAATAAATCGTTTTCTTGTCACAAGTGTAGATATAAACCAGTACAAAAGAAGTGTTTCAGGCACAGATTTAAGTTACTATTTTAAAAATAAGTGTGTGCTTAAATTTAGTAAATGCACGACTAGCGAAGCGATAAAACAATTATGCGACAGTGCAGGCATAAAGTTAGTTGAATGTTGCAAATTAAATAAAGTTGTTGACAAAATTTATATTAGTAATTATGCAGATGTTTTAAAAGAGCTATTAGCCGAGCAAAGAAAAAGTGATGTAAAGGATAGATATTGCTTTATGGACGGCGAAGGCTTGCATATATGCGAGTACCCGACAACTTTTTTATACGTAGATTATAAGCCAGCTGACAATGTAGCAAGCTACAGTTTAACACGACCAAATGTATTAGGTGAGGCAAGCTACAGCTACAATATAGACAGCACTTATAATGCAGTAATGGCTGTTATAAAAAATGGGGAAAACAATCTGCCAACTAAAACTTACATAGCTAAAGACGATGAAAGTATAAAGCTGTACGGACAATTAACAGATATTGTAGAAGTTACAAATGCCGATGCAGGCAATATAGTTTCTGTCGCGAATAACGAATTAAAGATTAAAAATAGACTTACAAAAACTTTTAATATCTCTATGATTGGTAGTGTTTATATGAGGAAAGGTGAGATTTTACAGCTTACATTTACAGATTTGAACATAAGTGGCAATTACAGAATTAAAAGTATTACAAATAAGTTAGAGAATGGAATACATTTAGTTGACTTAGAGTTGCAAGATGTAGATGAGGAAGTAAAAATTCTTAACTATGAAGACTATAAGACAGAAGATAAGGAAATTTACACAAATGCAGATGGAGAAGAAAAGACATTAGATGTGTCTAAGTATGGACTACAAAACGGTGGAGTGCTTAACAAGAATTTTAGTACATTGTATAAATATGGTTATGAACTTGTTAAGAAGAAGGTTCCGTATAAGTTTGGTGGCAAGAGTGTATCAGGTATGGACTGCTCCGGCTTTGTAAGTTACGTTATTAAAAAGGTCGTTCCGTCTTTTGGTGGGGCTGATGCCTCTGGTTTGTACGCAAAATGCACTACAATAACAAAGGCACAGGCTATGCCGGGGGATTTGATATTTTATAAAGACACTTACAAAAAGAAAGACAAAAAAGGCAATGTTATAAAAGGTGCTATCACACACGTTATGGTATTTATCGGCAACGGTAAAATGATGGGTGCAGAAGGCAAATGCTGTCAGATAGCTGGTGTTAGAAAAAATGCAATATACGGGAGGTTTAAAGGGTGAGTAGCTCTATAGAAACGCTTGCTGAATTTTTAAAAAATTGCCAAAATCCAGACACATTAGGTACGGTTATAGGCACAGTAAACAATGAGCAGAAAATAATTGTCAATATTTATGATAAAGAAGTAGATATTGATAAATATTATATTATAAAAAATTTGGTTTTAGAAGAAGGGGACAAAGTAATTGTATCTGTCAGTCCCAATAATCAGAACTATTTTGTCTTAGGAAAGGCTGAATATAAAGAAGTTGGGGGTGATTAGCTGTGGAAATAGCTCCTGTTTTTGACCTTGAAACAGGTCAGCATATTTTGGAAAATGGAAATTTAAAAACAGCTACAGATTTACAAAACATAAAGCAATGGATAGATAAGACATTAAGGACACAGCTGGATAAATTTAAGGTTTATGAGGGTGTAGATTATGGTATTTCTATTTATAAATATATGGGTAAAAGAACACTTCCGGCTGGGTACTTAAACGCAGAATTTAAAAGAGAGTTGACAGAACAATTACTTAAAAATTCTTACATATCTAATGTAACAGATTACACAGCAGTAAGAGAACGGCGAGGTATAATAGTTAATTTTACAGTTGTTTTAGAAGACAAGAATGTAATAAATATAAAAGATTACAAAAGCTGGGAGGTGGCTTAATGAACTACGATACTAATGCAGAAGATATACAGCAAGATATGTTAGATAATATGCCTAGTAAGTATGCAAAATCGGTAGGGTTTTGGTTGTGGGACATATTAAAAAGTATAGCTTTGGAATTTAAAAATATATTTGATGCCATTAACGATGTAGGGAGTAAGCTGTTGCCCGAAAACCTTGAAAGTGACGAGCTTGATGTATATGTAAATGGCTGGAGTGATATTACACGAAAAAATGCTACATATGCAACAGGTGTGGTGACTGTAACCGGTACTGGCACTATATACAAAGGTGCGAAATTTGAAAACAAAAGAGGTGTTGTATATTATGCTACTGCTGTAACAGAAGTTGCTGACAATGCCGATATTGAAATTGTTTGTGCCGATATAGGAAGTATTGGCAATACAGAAAGCGAAACGATAATTAAAATACCTAAAACTATAAAAGGTATTAAATCGGTAACAAACAAAAAAGCTATTACAAATGGAGCAGACGAAGAAACAGACGAAAGATTGTTAGCGAGATTTTACGAAAGTCAGCGAAGCAAAGCCGGTGCAGGCAATAAAGATAATTATGTTGCTTGGGCAAAGTCTGTTGAAGGCGTAGGCTCGGCTAAATGTATATCGTGTTGGAGTGGAAAGAATACGGTTAAGGTCGTTATTGTTGCCGATGACGGAAGTAATGCTGATGATGAGCTTGTAGAAACTGTACAAAAACTAATAGACCCAAACAAAAACGGGGACGGTATTGGACTTGCCCCGATTGGAGCAGTATGCACAGTTGTAAAAGCACAGGAAAAGTTAATAAATATATCTTGTGACATAGATTACAAAGGAGAAATAGGTACTGTAATAGCTAACATTACAGAATCTATTAACAGTTACATTAAGAGTATTGCCCTAACAGGAAAATCGCTTAATTATGGCAAAGTTGGGGACTTAATATATCACACAGATGGCGTGACTGGGTATGAGAATTTAAGACTTAATGATACTACAGAAAATGTAACTTGCAACGAAAATGAAATTTTTGTTATAAACAAATTGAATATTACTTAGGAGGAAACAGCTTGAATATATGTGAAAAATTATTAAGTTATATACACAAAATTTATAGAAAAGATAATGTTACTATAGATATTTTTAATGCTGTTGCAAAAGTAATAGACAAAGCTAACAACAATATAAAAGATATTTATAATCAGTTGTTTTTTAAATCTGCTACTTGGTATATAGAGCAGAAAGAAAAAGAGTTTGGATTAGAAGATAACAACAAATTTACTTTCGAACTGCGTAAGGCTAGAGTAAAAGCTAGAATGGTAGCAAGGTTTGAATGCAGTGTAAAAACGATAAGTGACATTGTAAATCTATTTGGCGTGGAGAACGAAGTGACATACAATGACGGTGTATGTACTGTGTTTTTTAAATCTTTAAAAGACAAAAATTATCTAACAGAAGTAAGAAATGCAGTTGAAGAAAGAAAGCCGGCACATATACAAGTTATATATAGATACAAAGCGTGTACACACGAAATGCTTAGTGCATACACACACGAGCAGTTAAGTAAATATACGCACGCAGAGTTACAGGAGGGCGTTATAAATGAGCAATCAGACGAGCAATTACAACTTAATTAAGCCACTTGTTGGGGAAGATTACGATGTAAATGTGTTTAATTCCAATATGGATATTATAGACAAGGTTTTAAAAGAAAATACGAATAAAACTTTTAAAGAATTAACAGGAAAAGACTTAGAACAGTTCTTAACTATCGACCCTACTTATTCTAGTAATGTAACTTCACATACTATTAAAAAGCCGTACATTTGCATATCTAACAATACAGAAATAAGCAAGTACAGCATTGCCAATAGTGCTTTAATCATCTATATTCCAGCACAAAATACTGTGTATAACGTGCAACTTGCGTTTCCACTTGGCAGTAGCAGAATGTTTATAAGAACCAGCACAGGAAGTGGCTGGGGAAAGTGGAATGAATTTACTTCTTCTACGGCACAGAAAAGAACGGAAATAGTTGTTGCTACTTACAATACAACTAGCACAGCTAAGGATTCGGCTGACTTTATAGCTACGTCGAACGATGCAACAACTGCTATAAATTCTGCTATAAACGCTGTCGGAAATGGTGGTACTGTTCGTCTGCTAGATGGTACATACAACTTAAAAGGTACGCTTACTATTAACAAAAGTGTAAAAATTATAGGGGCTGGATATAGTACAGCTGTGAATCAAGGTGGATATAATAACAGCGAATGCGATAATGCTATTGCTATAAGGGCAAGAAATGTGCATCTTGAAGATTTTATGTTGTGTACATATAAGTGCAGTTCGCCTAATTCGTTACTGGAAATTACAGCAGACGGGTCTTCTATAAAAAATGTGTTCTTTGTCGACAATAACACTAGTGACAATGTAGATTTAATTTTGTTTAAGTTTGGTGATGAATATGTCGAAAAAGACGCAAATAGGTATCACAGAATAGAAAACAACAGAATTTTTAGAACAGTTTCTTCCGAAGCCGCCGCAATAGCTTGTCAAGGTGCTTTTGCTGGTAGAATTGTTAATAATATTTCGTCAGGGGCAGATGGTTGGATAATAAGATTTATAAATGCGGAGGCATATAAAAACGCTGTTATCGAATGGAACGACGGAAGAATAATAGGGGGAGTGTGATTGGTATGAATGTGGAAAATGCAAAAAAATATCTTGCTGAATTAGGAAAAGATATTGATGAATTTTTTATTATAGACGGCAGAGAAATAAAAAAGCCGACAACGGCTACATATAAACACATAGCTGTCGCTGGAGATAACAATGCAAATTCGTTATTTTTCTTATACAACAGGTATATAAACGGTATAGATATTTTAGGCAAAGCTATAAGCATTTACTACTTAAATTCCGAAATGGAATGGGGAACACAGTTAGCAGACAACATTACTGTTGTATCAGATGATTGTATCGCTTTCGAATGGCTGTTGTCTGAAGAGGCTTGTGCTGTTGCTGGCAATCTGCTTTTTAGAATTGTTGTAAGTGGCGAGAACTATAAACTTAATACATTAGACTGCTTGCTGTCTGTAGACAAAACAGACTTTATAGAAGACACTATTATAAACCCAACATCGGGGCTTTTAGAATCTGTAGATAATAAAATCGTTGCTATTAATACTTTGTTAGTGAATATACAAAATTTAAGTGATAATTGCGATGACAAGTATAACAAAGTTGAAAGACTGTACAACGAAATTTTAAAAATTGAAGATAGCAATGCTATTGCTATACAGGCTTTAAGAAGGAATGTTTATACAATGCAAGAAGTAGATGAGCTGTTAGGCAATATTAGCAGTTCGGGAGAAAGTAATAGTAATTATTACACTAAAGCAGAAATAGACAGAATGATTGCAGAATATAAAAGAGTTAATAACTTTGCTACTATATATCCTCAATACGTTGCCAACACTGGTCTTTTAATAAACTCAACAGAAAAGAGCAATGTTATAAATGTTGTAGAAGACAGTACTAATACTGCGTTAAATTATATTAATTTAGCAAGTTCTGTGTGTCTTACAGATATTACATATTGTAATAATAAGCCGATTGAAGTTTATACATATGACAATGGGGATATTGCCCTTTTACAAAGTGATTATACAGTAAATTATATTAATATAGGAGGTGTTGCATAATGCGTAAATTGGGCAAAAATGCGTTAGCAAATCTGACATTAGATACTACTTGTCAGATTGATTTGGGGAGTAATGTTACTGCTGTAGATAGTAGTAATTACAACAGTAACATTCTATGGGGTGTTAATCACAACAACCCTATTGTAAACGACCTGGAGTTTAGAGAGCAAAAGTATACTATAAGCGATTCCGAAGGAGTGGTAGAC